CATACGAAACCTTGGGATATAGATGAAGGTGTTATGGAACCTTCTAGCTACACAATGGCTGAAAACTGGGGAGCACAGATTAACTTTATGGTTCCTTTAGATCGTAGAGGGTTAAATCGTTGTCTATCCATTGCCGCTAGGCAAGAAGAAAAGATGCGTCTGGACTACGAGTTAGTCAGAACATTGAAATGTGCAGAGCTACAAACTAAGGGTTTTATGTTAAAGCCTGGTAGCCGTGTAGCCAGTATGTGCAGTGATGTAATAGCTATCTCTGCATATCTTAAAGAAACAAAACCACCCGAAGAAAAAACAAAACCTTGGTATAACCCATTTAAAAAATGACAACAATCCTTATCAAACCCATCCTCATGGCATTCCTCAGCTCTTCTGCTGTTAAGGAATTAGTTATACAGTTACTCGAAGCATATTCAGAGTCTACAGATAACACCATTGATGATAAAGCAGTAGCACTGATCAAGAAAAACTTATTCCCAGGAAGCTAATTATGGCATTTAAAATGACAGAAGAGGAGTACCTTAAGTCCCTCAAAAAGAAAAAAAATAGAAAAAAAGCTAAAGATAAAAGGTATAACCCCTTTAAAGATGGCAGAACACCAACAGGTGCTTCACATACAACAGGTCCGTAATGAAGAAAGCCACTGAAGCCCAATTTAACGAATTACATAACCTCGTCACTAAAGAGTTCCTTAAACGGGTCAAAAGTGGCGAGGCTTCTACCCAAGATTTAAAGGCAGCCTGTGATTGGCTTAAAACTAACGACATTAGCGGTATTGCATACGACGGCAACCCACTCTCCAAACTAGCAGCTGTAATGCCAAAAGTAGATCCAGAATTAGTACAGAGCAGACTCTATGGCAGGAACTCCAGGGCCAGTTAAATTACCTTTTGACAGTCTAAGCCCAGCTGGTAAAAGTCAAAGGAAGAATCCAGGTCCACATCGTGAATACAACAGACTACGTAATCGTAGCAAATTAAAAATTAGATACAGATCAAAACTTAGAAAAATACGTGATCAAAAAGGATTAGGTAAAGCTGGAAAACATGGACCTGTATTAGGACATACAAAAACTGGTGGTATAGCTCTAACCTCACGTAGAAAAAATAGTGACGTATCTAAGTCTAAGTATCATAAATGACCCCATTACTACCTAGCCCAAAACACTATCTATTCAACCTAATAACTATGACAAGTCCTGACGCAAAGCGTTTGTGGCGTAAAGCCATTAAGGAAAAGTTCAATTGTCAGTGTGTTTATTGCGGAAATAAGTATGAATTACATCAACTCACGCTTGATCACGTCAAGCCTAGAACCAATGGCGGAGAAGACCTTACAAGTAACCTTGTCCCCGCCTGTAGATCGTGTAACCAAAAAAAAGGTAGTAGAAATTGGCTCCAATGGATGAGACATACATTTGGGCATAGACCCATAAGGGAGCAAATGATTATCCAACACATTAATTAAAATGGCAGAAAGAAAAAGAAGACCCCCATCGGGCAAAATAAAACCAGGAACAGCTCATCCCACTAAAGCCTATACTGTCAGAGGATTTGACGGTAGATGGATATCAAGAAAAGCTTACAACGCTGCAAAAAGAGCTAGAGAAAAGAAGACAACAACACCTACGAAAGGTGGTTCTCTAGCTAAAAGAGTAAGTAGTGCTATTACTAAAACATCTAAAGGTGCTCTTACTAAAGCATCTAAAGCAGGTGACCTATTAAAGATTAAAAAGGGCGATAAAGGTATCGTAAGAGCTATTAAAGATACCTTCAGATTTGGTCAAGATACAAGAAAATCAGTTAATGCTGCCTATAAAGCTGGCAAAATAACTCGTAAGGTACATGATAAACTTGTTAGAGGCGGCAAAGAGTTTGTTAAAGGTACTGTTGAATCTGGTAAAGCTACAAGAAGAGTCTATGAACGATTAAAGCCTGGTGGAAAGATCGTTAAAACTAAAGGTAACAAGTTAACCAAGTATAAGAAACCAAATTCTAAAATTGTTAGAAGTCCTAGTGGTAAACTTGTCAGAAGTCCTGGTGGTAAATTGGTAAGAAACCCAGGTGGTAAATTGGTAAGAAACCCAGGTGGTAAACTAACCAATCGTCCAAAGGTAAAAACACAAAAATATACAGCTCCTAAAACTCGTATACCTACAAAAGGTAGGGTTAAAGTAGATGGTAAAACTGTCTATACCAAACGAGACATTAAAGGTGATATTACATCTAAAGTAAAAGGAGTTAAGTCTAAAGTTAACAAAACTATTAATACAGCTAAGTCTGGTACTAGGCAAACTTGGGCTACTAGACCTCTAGTTAATGTTGCCAAACAATTCACCAAACCTGGAAAACTGCAAAATATCAAGAGTTTAACTAGAGGACTTAGATCAGCTGCAAACCTTAAGTCTTTGGGTATTGGTTTAGGTCTTAATTGGGCTGCTGATCAAGCAGTAGATAGGACATTCAGAGCAATTTCTGGTAAGAATAAGATGTCCTTGAAAGAATATAGAGCTTGGCGTAATAAGAGGCTTAATTCCATTGGTAATAAGGATAAGAATAAGCTAAAGACTTGGAAAGATCCATACAAAGGTCCAAAACAACCTGATATATCTACTGGAACCTATCAAGGTGGATCTACAGCTGAGGAGATTGGAACCTATCAAGGTGGAGATAAAGCTGAAAAGATTGGAACCTATAAAGGTGGATCTAAAGCTGAACCTTTAGGTAAGTCTGAAAATAAATCAGCTCGTAAGAAGACGAAGCTAACACCAGCTCAGAAAGAAGCTAAGGATAGAAAAGCTTGGGAAAAGAAAACAAGAAATAGCCCAGCTCGTAAGTCAGGTGCATTTACAGCTGATCAATTATGGGAACAACAGAAGAAACATAGAAAGTGGAAAAAGAGGATGGGCCGTAATTAGCCTACAACACCTCTGAAAAGTAGTTAATAACCAAACATACATGGAGAACCCTTTAGAGGCTCTACAGGACGATTTCAAGCTGTTTCTGACCGCATTATGGGAACAGCTTGATCTCCCTCCTCCAACAAGAGCTCAATTCTCAATTGCAGACTATCTACAATACGGTCCTAAACGTCTACAGATCCAAGCTTTCCGAGGAGTCGGTAAATCGTGGATTACTGGTGCTTTCGTGTTGTGGACACTCTTCAAAGATCCAGAGAAGAAAATCATGATTATCTCTGCTTCCAAAGAGAGAGCAGATAACATGTCCATCTTCTTACAAAAACTAATAATTGAAACACCATGGCTATCTCACCTTCAACCAAGATCAGACGACAGCAGATGGTCAAGGATTTCCTTCGACGTAAACTGCAATCCTCACCAAGCTCCATCAGTCAAGAGTGTTGGTATTACTGGTCAGTTAACCGGAAGTCGTGCAGACCTGATGGTACTAGACGATATCGAAGTACCAGGAAACTCTATGACGGAGATGATGCGTGAAAAACTTCTTCAACTTTGCACAGAAGCCGAATCTATCCTTACACCCAAAACTGATAGCCGTATTTGTTATCTCGGGACTCCTCAGACTGTTTTTACTGTTTATCGTAAGTTGGCAGAGCGTAACTACCGTCCGTTCGTTTGGCCAGCCAGATATCCCCGTAAACTCTCACAGTATGAAGGATTAATAGCTCCTCAACTTCAAGAAGATATTGATAATGGTGCTAAAGAATGGGAAGTAACAGATCCAGACAGATTTAGTGGTGACGATCTCATAGAACGTGAAGCAGCTATGGGTCGCTCTAACTTCATGCTTCAGTTCATGTTAGACACCTCCTTATCTGATGCTGAAAAGTTCCCTCTTAAAATGGCTGACCTTGTGGTTACTTCTGTTAACCCAACTAAAGCTCCTGAGTCCGTCGTATGGTGCTCAGATCCTAAAAACGTCATCAAAGAACTCTCCACAGTTGGTCTCCCTGGAGACTATTTTTACTCTCCAATGCAACTTGTTGGCGAATGGGATAATTACCAGGAAACAATTTGTTCTGTGGACCCATCAGGTCGGGGAAGCGATGAGACAACAGCAGCATTCCTTAGCCAACGAAACGGTTTCCTATACCTGCATGAGATGCGAGCCTACAGAGATGGGTACTCAGACAATACACTGTTAGACATCCTTAAAGGTTGTAAGAAATATAATGTCTCTACACTCCTAATTGAATCTAACTTCGGTGATGGTATCGTCGCTGAACTCTTCAAAAAACATTTAATTAATACTAAACAATCTATCTACATAGAAGAAACTAGGGCTAACGTCAGAAAAGAAGACAGAATTATAGACAGCTTAGAACCTGTTATGAATCAACACAGGCTCATAATAGACAAATCAGTAGTTGAATGGGACTATGCCTCTAATCCTACTGAAGCTCCAGAAAAAAGACTTCTATACATGCTCTTCTATCAAATGTCTAGAATGTGTAGAGAGAAGTTTGCTATTAAACATGATGATAGACTCGACTGTTTAGCTCAAGGTGTCCAGTACTACACAGAAGCTTTATCTATCTCTGCTGAAAGACAAATAGCTCAACGTAAGTTAGATGCATGGAATGATATGCTCGAAGATTTTATAGATAGCCCTCAATCTTCCGCTAATCACCTTGTCTTTGGTATGAATAAAGATCAAAGAGATAAGGCTAGAGGTCTTGAAGACAATAAGTCAGTCCCTACCTGGGTTTAATGAGGTTCGTCACGTATACAGGGGGGAGAAGGGTGGACTCGCCCCTCAAAGGGAACGATTGCCTACTTTCGTAGACAACCATTCCCTTTATACATATATCGACAGAGGTTTCGATATTCATATAACACCTTCACCAACCACCTTTAACTAACCTAATGAAGTTATTCCTTGATACAGCTATAGTATCTGATATAGAAGATAGAGTCTTAACAGGTCTTATCTCAGGAGTTACAACTAATCCAACTCTTATTAAAAATAGTGGTAGAGATCCTTGGAAAGTTTATAGAGATATTATTGAATTAGGTGTTGATGATTTAAGTATTGAAGTTATGGGTGATGACTCTAAAGAGTTAGTCCATAATTCACTCAATGTACAAGAAAACTACGGTAACGTAGCTACAATTAAACTTCCTTGTACTGTTGAAGGTCTTAAAGCTTGTAAGTATCTCTCTAAGATTGGCTTAAGAGTTAATATGACTTTAGTCTTTAGTGTTAGTCAAGCTATTCTCTGCTCTTTAGCTGGGGCTACTTATGTCTCTCCCTTTATTGGAAGAATGGATGATAATAGTCTTGATGGTATTAAGTTGATTAATGATATATCTAATATATATGTTAATAGAGGTATAACTACTAAAGTATTAGCTGCTTCTATTAGAGATGTTCAGTCAGTTGGTGTAGCCTTTGGTGTGGGTGCAGATATATGTACTATCCCTCCTAAAGTCTTTGATTGTATGGCTGAGCATGTGTTGACGGAGAAAGGGTTAGAGAAGTTTAAAGAGGACTGGGAAGGTTGAGTCATTTAATTCTTTGGTTGTGTCTTTTAGTTTTAGTTGTCTACTATTTTCTCTACATCTTCCCTGAAAATTCGGCATAAATGTCTGAAGCCTAATAGCGTGGGGAGCCTGGGAAAATTTACCCCCATGGCCCCCCTCTTTTCTGCTCACTAGAGCAAGTATCTAGGGAGTTTCTGGTGTTTTTTTGCAGATTTTCTCAAGTTAACTCTGATTTGTTGCCGTCACTCGGTCGAGTCAATCAAAAGCGATCTGTCAGGCCAAAATCCCTTGCAATGACTGGCAATCTGCCTTGATTAGTTTGTTAATTTATTCTGTGACACTTGACACTCAATTACCAAGCGACTAGATTTAAATTAGTTCACCCAAACTAACAAATGATTAGAGCTACTGAAAACATTTACAGAGATTTAATTGTTTTAAGCCTGACAGCTCCTACGCCTGAGCTATTTTGTAGAGCTGCAAACCACGCCAAGGCAGTTAAGACAAAACTGAGCAAGGACGCACAGACAAAAATAGAAAAGCAGATTGAACGAAAAATACTTGAATATGAAACCAACTACAACAAGTGCTTAAACAAGTTAGTTGGTGCAGTGTGATGACTAAACACAACCCGAACGGTCGCATCATATGGGAGGGCTTGAGTCCTATTGATAACAAGCCAATAGTTTTAATAGCTACTGGCCTTGGATCTTCTAAGTCTAGTAATCCTAAGACTGGACACATGGTCCAAACTTGGATACTACGCCAAGACATAAAACCGAACGAGGGACACAAGAACGGCGAGAATCGCAGCGTATGTGGTAACTGTCCACATGCTGGCTACAATCAGAATTCTTGCTATGTCCGCTGGTTTCAAGCACCTTTGGCAGTTTGGAAATGCTACAAACGCGGAGGATACAAGCAACTAAGCATTAAAGACTTAGACCTATTCAATGATGTGGCTTTAAGACTAGGCTCAGCCGGTGATCCTGCAATGATACCGGTTGAAGTATGGCAGAAGTTATTGTCTAGAGTTAGGAGTCATACAGGCTACACTCACCAATGGAGAACAAGTTGGGGACAAGCTTATAAGGGTATTTGTCAAGCATCATGTGACTCATTAATTGATTATGTAGAGGCATCTAGTCACGGTTGGAAGTGTTTCAGCGTCAAGCATAAGGACACCAAAGCACCAAAAGGGTCTATTAATTGTCCGGCTTCACTAGAACAAGGACACTCGACGCAATGCAGTGCTTGCACCCTTTGTGATGGGGATACATCAAATGTATTTATCAATGCTCATGGTAATACATCAAACAAAGTATTAGTTGAGCTTTAAACAATCTATCCACTAAGGCAGTTAATGCCTTTTTATTCACAATCACATCGCAAGGACGCACCATGACTAGAATGAAAAACCAAACAAAACTATCTGAATTAGAAAAGAAAAGAGATGAACTACATAAATATATAAAAGATTTAAAGTATGTAATATTGGGAGAGATGGGAACCTTTTATGACAGGTGGAGTGGATATAAAATATTAAAAGAAAGTAGTTGTGAAGCAGAAAGTAAAGACTGGCAGGGAACAGAAAATGATCAATATAGAATAATTACTGGAGAATGCGTTGAGGTTTGGCATTGCATTGCAGATGCTAATGCTGACTATATGAAAACGGCAGCAATGGAACATGCAAAGATCGCAGTGACTACACAAGCGAAATTAGAAGCAGCAGAAAGGGAATTAGAACAGAACTGGAAAGATATATGTAAGGCAGGCGAATAGCCTCACTTCTTCAAAATCACATCGCAAGTACGCACCATGACTTCTATTAACTTTGTTGAGTTCTCGCTCATCTTGGACAGCTTAAAGGCTCGATTAACTGAATCATTTACTAGCAAGGATGAACTCAAATACAAGGAGGACCTCATCTCATTAATCAGAAAGCTAGAGCAAGGTTAATAAACTCTCTCCTCTAGCCATTCTCAATAGTTGGTTAGATGAGGGACTTTATGAACCCCTTAAATCCTTTCGCTTCGAGGCTTTCACTTGTTCGTGCCCTTGCACGTAAAACGTACAGATAGAGCAAGCTATCTATAAATAAAAACAATAATCGACCACGTCTTTTTTTAATCAATGATTCACAATCGCAAGGACTCACCGAGTCTAGGTTGGTATGTCATTGGCACTAATTATGATAGCTACATGCTAGAGGCATCAAGTGAGGAGGATGCACTTAATAGGGCTAATGAATTAAAGCCATGGGTATGGCTAGACGGTTCAATCAAGGACGTACGACTGGCTAAACGTAGCGAGTTAAAAGCTATCCAAGAGGACTTTAAGCATGGCTAAACGAAGGAAGAAGCCGTACTTCAGCAATGACTGGAGGGCATTACAACAAACTGAGTCAAAGTATTTTCAAAAGATATCATTTATTGACTTCTTTGAATTTCATGTAGCCAATTGGATGCTACTTAGCTCTCACGACTGTGTTATCAGGGCTACACGAAACAAGGACGGAAAGATAAAGGAGTATTCCTACAAGTACCGCAAGTGTGCTCAGAACAAGATCGAGAAGCTCATCGGGACACATACATTTGTTGTCTGTGATGAGGAAGCCATCCATGAATTAACACCACCAAAAGCTTATGAAAAGTAAGACAGAAGAAATTCGAGCTACTCAATTAATTGAGGAAGTTATGGATCACAAACACAAGGACGAACTGATTGATATTATGTATCAACAAATACAAGACGAGAATGACAATAGGTATAAAACTATACCAGCTAGTTAGCGTATATATACTTACTAGTTGACCTATGACGCATACCTTTGTATAACTTAATGTATCCAATCCACTTCGACATCTATTGGTAATGCAGATTTTTTCAAAAGGGAATCTATATATAGGTAAGGATGATGAGTCTTTTACTCTTATATCCATTCACTTAGGGAATTATCTATTAGAATGGGAATACAAACCCAAGCCTAATGAATCTAGACCCGCTACAGAGGAGAGTGACTGATTCAGACGTTGATCGTATCTTCGAGGCTATTGAATGTATACGTAAGTTTGATGAAAAACATGGAAGTCACGAAATAAGTATCTCAGCTGTTGCTTCTTTGTTATATGTAGGATCTAGGGAAGGTGCTCATAAACAAGCACTGGAAGAAGATCTAACTCATATGTCTAAGGCAAGCTCAAGCAGGACTACAGATATTTTAAGTAAGTGGCACCGACTCGTACTCCCTAACGGAAAACGTAGACCTGGACTTGGATTAATTAAAAAGGAGGTAGATGATTCTGACAGAAGAAGGTCAGTTTTAACACTCACTAAGAAAGGTGAGGAACTAATCAATCAACTCAAGCAAATTCTTTATGGCGACTGAAAAGTTCAGGACCATTGGTGCTGTCTTTGACTACACATTTAAATACAAACGCACGTGGCAACCTGCCCATGCTCAATATAGTAACTGTCTGCGAAATGCAGAGAAGTTCTATGCTATTCACAATCGTTCTTACAAAGTTAAGGACATTAATCAAGAGACAATGGATATTGTTAAGGAGGTGTTGTACGAGACCAAGGACGCGAGTAACCGAACAATTAACATATGTGTTAATAACGTGGCAGTTGCTCTCAACTTTTGTCTAAGTCGTGGACGTATTGCACGTCCTGATTCAACACTTTCATTTATTAATGATAACCATTATTCATTTGAACAGCTTCCAGTAAAAAAGGTAACTAAACCTCTATTTACTGAAGACCAAGCTATCCACATGTATGAGTGGGGTAAGCGTTTATCACAATCAGCTGGCCA